ATATATTGTTTGTTGTAATTTGGATATTCCCATTTCCATAGGTTTCTATCAAATCCTGCTTTTTCAACAGGTTCCATTACATAAGTGTTCTTATACCAAGTTAATAATTCGGGGTCTATTACTGTATCTCCAGAACCAACAAAATCACAATCACATTCTTGTGCTGCTCCTTTTGCTCCCAAAATACGAGTTTGTTCATCTCTCCAAGTTTGATTTCTTTCTGGATGAACTGTCCAATGGAGATTTATAGGATTGAATCCATTTGCACCACTTTCTCCTTCTACCCACATTTTGTGAAACCAGTTACCCACACCATTCGGAGTAGATAATACAATTGCACTACCACCTGTTGATAGAGTTGATTGTGCCGATAACCAAATTTCATCAATATCTCTAATGAATGCTGCCTCATCCACTACTAATAGGGATAGGGCTTCCGAACGTCCTGCATCAGGTGAGGATGCGATTGCTTTGACCTGAGAACCGTTCTTTAGTTTAAGTGATAGTTTGTTATCTTCAACTGAAGAGTTCCCACCATCCCTTAACCAAACAGGTAACAAATCGTGCATTACTCTTACCTTTTCAACTAAGTTTTTTGCTACTGTTACTTTAGTTGCAATAACCAATGCATTAAAATCTTCGTTAAATAACATCTTCCACAAAATAAAACCCGCAGATAGAGTTGATAAACCTAACTGACGTGATTTAAGAATGATGTTAAAACGGTCTTGTTTAAAATCTGTTAAACAATTCTCCTGAAATGGATATAAGTGAAAAGGTATCTTACCTCTGGTTGGGTGTTGAATAACACAATACTTTTTCATAAAGTAAATTGGGTCTTGCCCACATTTACGATATTCTTCTGCAATAATCTCTTTTAAAGACTTCTTAGGTTTCCCTTGAACTGCCATTATTTTTTGAGTTTAATCTTCCAACCAACCGATACACCAAAATACTTATTTCCGTTTCCATCTATAAGTAAATTTGCTCCGTATAAATTATCTTTTTTAGTTTTAAGAGTAAGTTGTGGTCCTATCAATGCAGATGAGTTACCCACTATACCATTTACTCCTATATAAACTTGGTTTTTTGGAAGTTCTTTTACAATTTTAGTATCGGTAATAGTTCTCTCATTTATCTGAGCATTCCATTTTCTACCGATAATTTTATTTCTACTGATAGTATCGGTTATTTCTACAATACCCAACCCATCGTTTAATACCAATCTATCTTTATACAAAACTTTTGTGTGATATTCTTTTACAATTCTTTCACTATCTGCTTTTACATAAACTGGTACTTCTACTCTTTTTTCTTTTTCTACAATTGTTTCGTGATAAATATCTTGTCCTTTTTTGTATTTGATTTGAGTATGCTCAACAACAAAAGTATCTATTTTATGTTTTAACAATTCGTATTTTTTACCATCAACATTAATGGTTTCAATAGATTTATCCTCACTACTACATTGTTTAAATACAATAAATGCAACTAAACCAATTATTAAAATGTTTGTGAATGAGAATATCTTTTCCATAATCTATTGTTTTATAAGTTCTGGATGGTTTAATTCCACCAGTTTTTCTTCTAATGCTAATTTTCTTTCTAATAGAGATTCGATTGCATTATATGCCCCATCTATATCAGTTCTAATGTCTTCTTTTACTTTTTCAATATCAATATCCCACTGCCAATTAGAAATAGTACCATTTTCATTTACCATTTCAACTTGTTGTTTAATACCTTGCAATGCTTCTTCGTATTGAACTTTTAAATCTCTAACATAACCTAATTTATTTAATGTTATTTTATAATCTTGGTAAAAATCCCAAGTACCATCTAATTTTAATTTAGTTTCGTGTTTTGTTAAACAATTTATACAAAGAGTAGTTTTAACAATTGCCTTTTTATCGGCAGTACTATATTTTATGGTTTTACAATCTTCCGATGAACATCTACTTATTTTTTGTAAGTATTCTCTTACCTTGTCCATCTTAGTTAGGTTTGTTTTAAACCCTTCTTTTTGTTCCCATTCTACACCATCTTTATCAACCCACTTTTCACCAACTTCTCTTTTTTGTTCTGTTTCTTTTTCATAACCAAACACATTCTGATTATCATCTGTGTTGCCAAATACCGTATCTATAATTAATTGACGAGATTTGTGTATGTGTTTGTTTTTTTCTTCAAAGGATTTTCTCTTTGCCATAATTCTATATTAATGTAACTAATTGATTTATTATATATATCAAACTATTCGTAAAAAATACCTAAAATCTGATTTAATGGTGCAAAAGTTCCTGTAAGTTTATAAGTGTTTCCTTTATAAATAAATACAATACCCTCATTTGGAACAATTTTATCTAATCCACCAATTGATTGTAATCTTGCCAATTCTGATTTTAATTTAGATATTTTAGTTATATCCCCACTACCTCTTACTTTATCAGCAGTATCCCTCAATCTTTGTTTCATGCTTGCAACTGCTGCATTTGGATTTGCAGTTAATACCGAATCCATAAATGATAATACATCTGCTCCAACTCCTAAAAATATCTCCTCAAATGGTCTAATGTTTTCTTTTTGTTGTTTTGCAACATTTACTTTATCATTATCTATTGCCCACTTTTGAGCATCTTTATCAGTAATAGTATTTAAACGGAATGATTTATCACCGAAAGCCCATCTGTTAATTAACGCATCTCTTTCTAATTTCTGTAATTTAACTTTACTCTTATCTATAAAGTCTGCCCACCAAGCCTGATGATATTCTGCAACACCATCTCTATTACTTAATTGGAATTGAAATTGCAATTTTTGTAATTGTGTTAAATATTTAGTTTGTTTAGAACCCAATTCTTCATTATTTGGTAATCTAGTTACAGGAGGTCCCTGAATTGTATATTTAGATTGAACATCTCCATTAACTTGTTTAATCATTCCTGCCAACATCGTTGCTGCCCCTTGATTTGCCCCAACTGCTTTGCCAGTTTCATCATAACAAGTTGTATTGTGGAATACCAATAGGGGTTGTCCGTAAGGTATCACATTTACCGATGTAGGCCAGATAACTTCTAAGTTCATAAAACACTTACCCTCATCAAATATCTTCTTTCTCTGTGGTTCGGATAATGAACTAATTGCTGCTGATAAATCTTTCATTGCAAAGTTGTAAGCATCGGTTAATCCACCTCTACCCGCAAACTTTGATGCAACATCTTCAATACCCATTGCGTTTGCTCCTGCGTTAGCTAAATTACCTTTGTTTCTTGCTGCAATCAATCTACCATTTTTCCAACTAATTGCAAGAGCTTGTCCATCGGTTTTTTCTCTTGTCAATTCTAATTTACCAGTTAATGCTCCTGTAATAATATTTTTTAAATCACCAAATGTTAAATTCATATCATCAAACGGGTGAGACATGTGTCCGTATGCACCACCTTCTGATATTACAGATTTGTTTTGGTTTATAGATTCTCTGATACTTCCACCATTATTTTTAATAAAGTTTTGAATGTCAGTAGTATTTTTTCCAATTTCTACTTTTGGATATTTTTGTTTAAGTTTTTCTAATGTTTTTTGATTTTCAGCTTCATCTCCACCCCAATTACTAGGAATAGCTAAAATCTTTTCAATTTTAATTTGATTAAGAACAACCTCATTCCAATCTGATTCATAGTATAGTTGGTTTGAATTCAAATATTTATCTTGAAACTCTTTTTTCTTACTCAACATAAACTTCTCTGCCTCTTTATAATAAAGTCGTATGAATTCATTCTTTTCAGCCGGTGTAAATTCGTTTAAAGGGTCTTCTAACCATCTTTTCTTAAATGGTTTTAAATGTGGTGCAAAATTAAAAACTATATCCGTTTCTCTTCCTAACCCATCTATTACAGTTCCAGGATTTACCCATCTTCTACCTTGCTTATCAGGTGCAGTCCATAAGTCCATTATACTTTGTGCCAATACTACTCCTGATACTAATACAAATACACCACCATCGGTATCTACTCCTTTTCCATTTTGTACAATCTTTGAGTATTTATCAATTTTATTAAATGTGGAAATTGATTTTTTAGTTCCTTCTAATGCCGCAACTTTTGATAAATTTTCAATTGTAGTTACATGCAATGAAGTTGTTTTTATTGGTTCAACTAATTGTTTAACAATATTAAGTGAAAGAGGTAATTGACCTTGCATACAACGAGTGAATGTATCACCCTCCCATTTAACTTCGTTTAAAGATTTATTTTGACGTGGCTCCCATATATTATGAGGAAGATACCACCCAATTTCATCTTTCTTTATCCAACCACCTGATTTTTTATCATAATCAAGAATAAGTTCAGGTTTTACTTTATATTTTTCAATTAATTTAGCAATTTTTCTCGCTTCCGATGGGTATTTTTCATGATTTATAATAAATAATGAACCATTTTTAAAATGATGAAATTTTACATTTGGTAAATCTTCTACCGAAAAAACAAATTTTTCAATATTATCTTGTGAATTTTCGTTTAAAGATTCTTTTAAAGTTCTTTTTTTAAGAATTATTTGTTGAATTTGTGAAAATATAGATTGTATATCTTTATCCAATTGTTTTTCATCTGCACTCATTGGTGATTCAATATCAACATTAGAGTAAAGTTTTTTCTTTTTAGCAATTAGAACATCTACTTTTTTAATCAAATCATGTCTTACCTTATCTAAATCTTTTATGATTTCTGATGGAGTTTCTTCGTTTACGATTGTAGGAGAATTGGTTTGAAAATCACCTTTTCTCATTACAGTTTTAGCAATAACTTTATTTGCCATCTTTACAAATGGAATATTGATATTACTTCTATCGTCTTTAACTACAATTTGATTGTACTTTTCTAAAAAATCTATGAATTGTTTTTTGTGTCTTCCCAATCTCTTAAAGAAACCAGTTAGTTCTGGTTCGGATATTTCTTTACCATTACGAGTATCATTAACTCTATCAAAAAAGTGATTACTAAACTCTATGTCAGCAGGGTCTAATTCTCTATCTGCATATCTTTCAACACTATCTAAATTAGATTGTGTTAATTTTTCAGTTTTAACAGGTTCGTATCCTCTATCCTCTGTATCTTTTGTGGTTACTTGATGTCCTGGTTGTTTTTTTCTTTTATCATCAAAATCTATTGTATCTAACTCAGCAGGATACCCATAATCAGGTGCGTATGCAGATGATTTATGGTGATGATTAAAATTATGGTCAAGAGTTCCGTGAGGTTTGTGATTTTTTGTATTAACCGATTCACCAATTTTATTTAACTTTTTTTTTTCGATATATTCTTTTAATCCCAATTTATCGGTCATATCAGTTACCTCTTCGTAATCAGTATCTCTCAATTGGGCTTCGATTTCTCTTTTACTTGCATTTGGGTCATTACAAACTGCTACTCCAATTTTCTTTTTACCAAATGAATTTGCTTTATCCCACAATTTCATAATTGCTTTGAAGTGCCAATCGTTTGAACCAACTTCATCAAATACAGATTGTGGATTTGGTTTTGCTTTTTCTCCTCTTGGTATTCTAAATGTAGTTGCAACTTTACCGTTGATTGTTGGCATTCCGTGGTCATCAGTACCAAAATCTTTTGCTACAACTTTTTTGTTTTTGAACTTACCCATTAAAACAGTATCACCCTTATCAACATCTATATTAATGTCTTCATTGTAAATTGTTTTATTTAACTTACCATACTCTCTTAATAATATGGCTGCTATTGAATTTGCTTTGTTTTCAACAGTTGAACCAGTTGCTCCATCTTTTACTGAATCACCAATCAATCCCATTTCATCTTGCTTTCTATGAACCATTTCATGTGCAATAGTTCTTAAAATA